GCCTTCCCGTAAAAACTGTTCGAAGGTCAGGCCGAATCGCTCGGCCAACCGTTCGGATCCCGAGGCGCAGTACCCCAACGCCCGGGCGTGCCGCATGAAGATGCGCGGCTTGTCCTTCGGCTCGTTTGCTCTACTCATTATTTCTTCGCCTGTTTCGCTTTAACTGCACTGGTGCGGAAGTTGCCAAAACCCAACACCTGCCAATCCGATGTCCACACCTCGCCGAAGACAACCGTCTGCGGGGTGCCTTCCTTCACTTGGGGGATGTCGAAGTCTTCAATCGTTGCTGGTTTTGCCTCGGCTGGTTTCGGTGCCAGTGCCGCGTTGATCAGCACGGAGGCTACCAGCATTGCTAATGCCCACCACATAGTTCGCTCCTTAGAAGATTGGATTGCCGTCGAACGGAGAACGGTCAGGCATTGTAGGACAGCCGCCGTAATTGTCGAGGTTGTTAAAGATGGTATCACACGCGACTGTAGTGCGTGGACAGCCCGGGTACGTTTTCAGGATGTAGCCCCCGGCCAGACCGTCGACGGTGCCGAAGATCGTAATGGTGTCGCCAACGTGGGTTTCGATGCCGCGACGTTCGGTGCCGTACGCCGGGTCGATCCACTCAATGAAGCCGCCCGCGAAATACCCGTCTGGCCGAGTCTTGTATGCGTCAGACACAACGGTACCCGCACCAACGGTTTTGATGGTGGCGTCCAGTCGGAATGACTCTTTGTTAACGCGGCATTGGGAGTCGTACAGGGCGTGCGGGCAACCTCGGCTCCACGCAAGGCGCAGACCATTCCTATCCATCGTGGCGGACAGTGTGGCGCATGTGACGGTTGATACGGAGGGACTGCCTTCGTTGATGCTGGTTACTTCGCCGACGTAGCAGACGACTGCATCGTTATCGCCGAGGTGGAAGCGGCGCATGATAAGTGATACGGGGGAACCGGGGGGAGTCCCAATGAAGAGACCGACGACGGGGCAGGTGTTCGGCATAGTCAGATTTAGCGCATCCGTCTTGGCCTCGCCAGTCTGCTTGATCCCGTCGTCGGTCATCCCCATTGGTTCCCAAATGCTCCCCAGCATGGATACTTTAGCGTCTGCGGACGTATAACGCCAGTATTTATCTAGCAGGCGGAACTCATACAGATAGACCGGCCTGCCGTTGTCGTTCGATGTCTCGATAATGTTGTAAGTCATGTCGCCCTCTTATGGTAATGGTACGGGCGTTGCAGCTCTCCTATCATCAAATGACTTGAAGGTTAGGGAAACTTGACTTACGCCCGCCGCATCAGTCAAACGTTTTATTTCGATGCCGTCAACATCTAATCGCGAAACTGGCATATATCCAATGCGCCGGACTTCGCTTCTCGGTGTCGCCGGGATGGACTGAGACAGGAATAACCACTCTTCATCCTGCACTGTTCGGCTAGAAATAATGGTAGTCGGGATCTTTGTGCCGTCATACAGCTCGACAAGAATATCGCGTTTTGTCTCCTGCTTGCCACCTACGAATTGTGTGTACCCGGAACGCCGCACTACCAAGGCACCGTCCGCCGGGTTGATATCGCGGGTCAGGATAAAGTCGTTGGTGTCGAGCGGCAGGTGGAACGTCTTGGTGCGACCTTGCAGCGCAAAGAGGATCTGGCGGAATTGGCGGTCGGCTGTCCGGCCATAAATCGTGTAAGACTTCTTCACGCTGCCGATGTTCTGATCGCCCGGGTCGACGATGACCACCGGGCCGGTGTCGTTGTCATAGTTGAACGTGTAGCGGTCAGACGTGATGTCGTTGGCCGAACCCCAGTCCTCCGGCAGCGCGAAGATATGCAGCCCGGTGCGCGCGTACGAAGGCAAGTCTGACCATGAGGCCGGGAGGTCGTACGGCTCGGTACAGTAAAAGCGCACCTGCGTACGGCTGACTGAATCGGTCATCTGCTCGCCGTTCATGGCCTCGCGGATCTGTGCAACTCGAACCGGGTACAGGCGCGTGCCCTTGGGCATGTCCTGCTGCAGCCCGAATTGCAGGGTCATGTGGCCGCCGTCGATATCCAGCCCGGCGATGATGTTCGTTTCGTAGTCCCACTTGAGATCCCGGCGGAACATCACCACGTCGCCAACGTTGAAATCCTTCACCCGGAATTGGCCGAAGATGTCAATGGAACCCGCCGGGGCCGCATTCTCGGTCGCCGTCATGTCGTGCCACAACGGCAGCAGCAGCGGCGCTTGGCCGACACCCGCGATAGTCGAGTCGAGCACCGTACGGTTTTCCTCCCAGCGCAGGAAGGTCGCCTCGAACGAACGACGGGGATGCAGGCGCACCGGGCGGCGTTGTTCCGCGCCAGACTCGGACATCATCACATCGGTAAGCCATTCGATC